TTCATCTTTTAATCGTGCTGCTTCAGAAATTTGATCAAGATCAGTAATCTCAAAAGAATTATTGACTTGTTGCATTATTCCGCGTGCCTGTTTTAATTTTTGAAGTGTAGAACGAAATTGTGTCATCGGCACATTATCAAGAACTGAAGATGGGACTTCAGACGTTAAACGCAAATAATTTGAACGAGCATTCGGAGAAATTTTATTTAAAACTTGATTCGCTGGGAGATTTGGATTTTTTGCAGCATGTGCCTGATACATCTTGTGACCAGCAACAGCTGCAGCAACATTGAGATCTTTCAATCCCAATGCTGATTTAGCAGCCATTATTTTTGCTCTAACGCTATCTTCAGGCTTCTTGGCTGACTTCTGCTGCGAGTTGTCCATCGCTGCTTCCGTCAACTTCTGTTTCAGCTGTTTCAATCTCATTCGTTTCTACTTCTTGTGTTCCGAGTAAATTGGAAGCAATTTCTACTTTCTTCACTTCAAGCGCATCAACAACTTTTTGCGATATCGCATCATTGAAGGCTTGCATAAAAGCGTCTTTATCTTGAGCAATGGCAGCATCGATGATGTTTACCTTACCCAAATTATTATAATCGCTCATAACATCTGTAGACATATCTGTATTTGTTTCAGTCATAATTCACTCCAATAAATTATTTAGTAATTGCCGCATTAAAAGCAGTATTAATATCGGGACCTGCAGCTGGTGCATTCACAGTTTGTTTATCATCTGGCTCAGGTTGTTCTCCTTGCTCTGCATCTAATTCTGATTGCATACGTTCAATACCTTCTTCATCAAAACGAAGAACATGTTTACGAACCCATGCTTTCGAGAAATATGTACCAACATATGGATCAATTTGTTGCATAAGTTGCAAACGAATTGCCATAAGTTCAGATTCTTTGATTTCTGCAAAGTTGTTATCTTTCAAGAAATCGTAGTGAATCTTTTCTTTTAATTCTTGCCATTCATCAACAGAGCAGATGCCTTTAAGTGCGAGCTGCCGCTCCATCAATTCATCAAACAAAATACTAAATTTGGCGCGTAGTCTTTCTACGAATTTACTAAACTTTAATTCATCACGTGTAATTTCTGTAGAACGACCAAGTGTAAATCCAGTTGATGTTTCGAGTCGAGAAACTGGCACATTTAATGCCCTGTATAGTTTCTTTTCGAAATAATTAACATCAGATAACTCACCAAGATTTTGTCCAGCTGGAAGTGTTGTAATTTCTGTTGACTTACCTTCGCCGCGACGTGGAATCCAAAAATCTTCCATCATCGAAAGGAATTTGCGATCGTCTTTCACTTCACCAGTTGTACTATCATAAACAACCTTGTTTCTAAACTTGGTCATAATGTCACGAAGATATTGTTCTGATTTGATCTTCGGCATGTTACCAACGTCGATATAAAACACACGACGTTCTGGTGCGCGCGATAGACGATAAATTACAACAGCGTCCTCAACCAACCGAAGTTGGTTGAGGGGCTTTATTGCTTTGTGAAGGTAAGACAAAACAAGTTGACGACGCGGATCCATTAATCCCGAATTCACATTAACGATTGCGTCTGGTGCAATTTTTACACCTGAATCTGTTGTGGAAGTTACCACAGTTTGTCCTAGCGTTGTTGCTTTGTCGTTAAACACATAAAATTCTTGTGTTCCTTTGACAACTTCAACGCCTGTACGTGGATCTTTTTCTTTGATAACTTGGCGTGCTTTTTTAATTTTTCTTGGATCAATATAAACAAGATCTTGGATACCTAATCTTGGTTGTTTTTGATCAACTAGCACTTGATAATACATTCTTCCGTCAATGTACCAACGACGGAAAATATCTGCGCCTTGATTTGAAAAATCTAATAAACGAAGAACATTACTAAATTCTTCGCGAATCATTTCTTTAATATTATCTGGTTGTTCTAGGTCGTCTAGAATAATCGTTATGGATTTACCTGCGACATCATGAACAATAGACTCATTTACAATATCATCGATTGCAGTTTCGAGTTCTGGCTGCATAGCCATTTCACGATAACGAGAAATAAGATCATTCTCGTTTTTAAAACTTGTTTCTAAATCAAGATAAGTTCCGAAATATCCGCCAGCTGTTATATTAACTGCGCCATCATCTGCGGCAGGTGCAGTGATCGCTGGTTGAATAGTAACCTCATCTTTTTTGCGCGAGATCTCGAAACCGAAAAGATTAATTGCCATATGTTACTCCATAATAAAACAAGAGGAGAGAAAATCCTCTCCTCTTGATATTCAAATTTAGGCAGTTGTTGTGAATAATGATGTACCAGTGAAACCACTTGTCGTGCTCACTTCCGTCCAGTATTGATACTGGAATGTCACTGAGAACTCCTCAACGGTATCGTTCGAACCCCAATCTAGATCGATTGGTGTAATATCGATTGGGAACATACCAATGAAACGATATCTTTTTGCGGTGCCGCCAGTTTTTCTATACTGCGTAACAGTTGCATCACTTGCGTAACCACCTGTGTTTCCGATTAATCTGCCACCAGATGATGTATTTCTAGCGCTATTTGAACGGAGGTTAGTTACGTTATTATTGATGCCGCGCATCCAAGCGTCCATCGCATTACGAATCGCAAAATTTTCATCATTGATAATCGTTACTGTCCAATCTGCGAAAGTACGATTACCAGCAACTTTAACTTCGCGACCGAAGTATTGAAGTGGAACGCTGCCTAGTGTTGATCCAGGTAACTGCGCTGTCTTTACCATAAAGCGAGCAAGGCTTGCCACGTTTTGAACGTAGGATGGGAAACCGAGTTCTACTTCAAATAGATTAGGACGAGCACCATCATCTACGAGCACACTACGAAATTGATCTGCATTAAATGCCATTGTTTTTACTCCTGAGCCTTTATGCTATTTATTAGAAGCGTCCTACGATTTCATCGAAGGCAACACCTGAGCGAACAGCAACAAAGTTCAACTGAATGAAGTTAATTGCCTTGGCTGGCTTAATGTAGATGTCACCGACAAACTGATTGCTATCAACGATTTGAGAAGTGTTATTTGTTTCATCGCAAACAACACGGAAGTCGTAGATACCGCGACGTGATTGAACGAGTCGTAGGAATGGTTCTACAAGATTTACAAATTGTGATCTTGTAAATTCATCATTAAACTCGAACAATTGAGCGCGAGCAGCACGAGCAATTGCTTTTTCAAGAACGATAAACAAGCGACGTACATTGATACGATCAAAGGCACTTGGCTTGCTCAACAATGTCTTATCACCGAAGAGAACAGTTCCTTCTCCTGGGAATGACACGATTGGGTTTACATTATTCTTGTAAAGTGTATCGCGTTGTGTTTGGTTTGGATTGAATGCCAACTTAACAACATTCTTGATTTGTCCGCGATTGAATCCTGCTGGTGAGAACCATGGGTCACGATCGCGATCGGTTTGTGCGCAGAGACCAGCAACGTCACCGTTACATGGAACCCAGCGATATGTATCGTTGTACTTATCGTACTGATACTTCCAGTTGCTATCCATTACTGCGAATGAGTTGGATACATTTGAAAGAGCATTGTTACGATAGTTGACGATAGCAGTTGTTGGATCAGCTGCTTGACAGTTAGCGAGTGCTGGTGATATAAACGTCAAGCAATCGCGACGTCCACCAGACAATGTAATTGTTGTACCAACTACAGTTTCTGAGTGACCAGCAGTCATCACTAGACTTACATCAACATTATCTGAAGAAGCAAACTGGCTGTATGCAGTTTGTACGTTTCCATCAGTTGGTGTAGCATCTGTACCTTGTACGAACGAAACACCATTTAAGTTTTCGCCGTCGAAGAAGTGTGAAGAGTTAGCAGCAACGCCCCATGCGGCGCTGTTTTGACCCATTGCATAAACCCAACGAGAGTTCGTATAAAGAACATCACGCCAGTATAGTGATGCGCCGCTCTCGTCTTTAGCATTTGTTGCCTTGGAGACGTTTGAGTAGCGTTCGATAACTGTATTTGGTGTACCTGTGATCAATCCATCTTCGTCAACAATTGCAATATGCATTTCATCGTTTGCATTTGACTTGAAGTTTGCTGCAATATATGCTGACGTTCCTGGAGCACGATCAAAGTAAGGAGCATATGTCCAAGTTGAAAACACACCAGCATTTGCGTTCGCGCAGATTGCCACTTTGAGTGAGTTTCCAAGAGCTCCTGGGGAACGAGCAGCTAAAATAATATTTGAGTTTGATGAAGTGAAGAAACTATTGAAGTAGTGATCTTCATTGCGAATCTTAGTGTTACCTGCCCAAGATGCTACGTTAAGTGCAACTGCAGAGTTAAGTGTTGCGGCATCAGCTCTAGAAACAAAGAGACTGTTGCTATAAGAAAGAAAGTTTGCTGCTGTGAAGAATGTTAGATATGTGTTTGAGTCTGGTTTACCGAAAACCGCAACTAACTCATCTTCTGTCGAAACAGCACGAACAACATCTATCGGACCCCACTGAAATGCGCCAGCGACAGCGCCAGTGGACGTGGAAACTGATGGTACAACTGTTGTTGCGTCAATTTCGGATACATTCACGCCTGGTGATACTTGAAAAGCCATGTTTTTGCTCCTATAATATGGAGATTAAGAAATCTACGAATTATTTAGTATTTTGGGTTTTTTAACGTCCAACAGGTCTCCAAATATCTCCACCCTCTAAAAACGATCCATCGTTTCCATCAACATCAACATGACCAGCAAGCATAGTGGGCAACGATTCTTCTTCTATTTGACGCATTTGTTCTTCATAAAGTCGTTGTTTTAAATTTGAATCTGTAAATTCAGAGAAAAATGATTGATTTGTCATCCAAGAAAATAATACAAGACACATCACAAGATCATCGTGGCTACCTTCTTCGGCTTCAAAACCACTTCCTTTGGAAATAAACGTAGAAAGTTCAGAAATTACATCAAAATCCTGAATAATAATTTTTTGTTGCTCGATTAGATTTTTTAAGATAGATGTTCCGAGACGTTTTACGGATTTAGTTGTACGGACACCACGATTCGATTTATTCCCATAGCCCCATGTAAGTGCAATTTTACCCTTTAAATCTACTGTAGAGAGAATATTCTCATACTCATAATCTTCAAATAGCGAATCTACGACTTGCTGACCATTATCGTTGATTTCTACAAGCGCATAGGCTGAATTATAATAATCAGCAACCTTTTTTATCACACTCGGGTAAACTAAAGGGCTGATTTCATTATTTTTATACGTCGCAACGAGTTTGTAGGGCATCGAAGAGACACTTAGAACTGCAAAAGCCGAATAATCTAATCCCTTTCCGCGTGATGTGTCGGCTACAAGGACATAGTTTTGCCCCTGAATCGGTTGTTCGTAGATTTTAATTCCTGTTTCAGAAACATGTAATGGTTTCACAAATGCAAGCGACTTTAATCCAGCTGCAGAGATAAGAGTTCCTGACGAACCCATAAATTCACATTCCATTTCTTGAAGAAATTTTTGTTCCCCAAGAACACGGCGCTGCTCATCTGCCCATTTTTGATCTCGACCTGGCACTTGACGCCAGTTTGCCTCAATATGCGTAAATCCATTTTGATTTTCGACTGCTTCAGTCCACATTCTGTAATAGTGATTCATGCCATTCGGCGTTGAAGAAATTAAAATTTTGGAAGTTGTACCAGAGGAAATAGTTGGATAAACGGAAGTGAAAAATTCTTCGGCGATATTACTTGGTACGAATGCAAACTCATCAAGATACAGAAGCGAGATAGAAAAACCACGAATTGCGCTAGAAGCAGTTGAAGATGCTAGAACTCGGCAATTATTTTCTAATTCAATATCACCCTTATTCCAAACTCTCACACCTTGCTGTAGCCATAAAGGAAGTGATTCGTATGCGATTTTCACACGATTCAAAATTTCACGCGCCGTTGGTGCTTTATTGGCAAGAATCGCAACAAACTTATCTTCATTAAAAAGAATATACCAAAGAATATATCCAACAACCATTGTGGTCTTGCCGACCTGACGACCTGCTTTTACAATCACACGGCGATTGTTATTAATATCCGTGATGGCTTGTTTTTGAAATGGATATAATGATATTTGCACAAAACCTTTGTCAAGTGTAATAATCTTGACATAATTTTCAATAAAATAAATTGGGTCTTTTGTGCAACGAATATACTCACGGATTTGATCTTCCGTAAGTTGTAACTGCATATTAATGCGTTTTAAATTGGGATTTCCAAGATAATTTTTAATTCGCGTCGGAAGTATGTTCATTTTTTAATTTTTTCAACAACTCAGCGGTAGAACCAACAAACACTGCTTTGTCAACATTTATATTTGTTGGAGCAGCAGGTTCCTTTGG